GCGGCATCGACAACGGCTGGTGGACGCTAGAACACCTTGATCACCCGTCTGACGGTTATTGCCGCCTGCAGGCCGAACTCAGCAGGCATTGCATTCCTGAGTTGCGTCAAATGAGTCTCAAGCCTTATCGCAATCTGCTCCGCGAGCAACAAATTGTTGAACGTGTTGAAGCTGCACCATCACCGCGCGATTTTTCACCTATCACAGAAACCCCCGCTGAATTTGACTTCTGATGCCACGCACACGCAAAACACCAGCACGTGACATGACCGTCTATCTGCCTTATGAGCTATTTGACGCAGTAGACCAAGCCTCAGCTTCTGAAGGCATCCCAAGGTCACATTTCATTGAGCGCGTTCTTGCGCATCATCTCAACATCAAAATTTCGTAAATGGCTCAAAGCAGAACACCTGTCAAAATTTACTTGTCGCCAGAAGAGCGGCAAATTTTGGATCAGCAAGCCAAAGAGCTTGGCATTCACCGAGGTGAAATGCTTCGTGAGCGTGCATTGTCTGCACCGCAGCAGGCTGCAGGTTTGCCGCAAGGTCCACAGGTTTACGCCGATGCCCTAGAAGCTGCTGCACGGTCCTACAGCGGTATTCCGCGAGTCGCTATGGCAGGCATTGTCAGCGCAGTAATCAGGTCGCTCGCATCTCACTGACTGGTATGCCACATAGCCAGCTGTACCACCATGTATTAACCCAATAGTACGTACATGTGTACTTCTAAAAGTTGATGCGCATATATATGCGCACACTTCCCATTTCTGGTATGCCCGCGCTATAGTTGCCGAGCCGGAGACGGCAATCACCTCGACAACTGAATCATGCAGATCACTGATCAGCTCACTGCTTTAATCAAGCAGCAAGAGCAGCGCAGCGCTGAACGCCTACAACGTCAGCTGCAGCGCGCCGAACGGATGCAGTCGCTACTACAGCGGTTGCGGGAGACGGAGGGCTAAGGCCCTCCTTTTTTCTTGACACGCAGCCACGGCTGAGTCATAATTCCTGTGTTGCTTTAAGTGCTATCCGACGCATGTCGTCGGGCCCCACTTACTAAAGCCGGACTGCAGCTCTTTGAGTGATGCGGGCTGATGGGAGCAACATTTACCGCCTCAGCAGCTTGCTGCAGAGGCAACAACATTCACAACTAAATCAAACATGGGCGCACGCACGCTGTACCCTGCTCCGCCTTGTCCAGACTGCGATAGCGTCAGCCGTGTTTACAACACCGCCTACACCGAAGACGGACGCATTCTTCGCAACAGACAGTGCTCTTGGTGCGGCCATTCCTGGTGGACTCTACAAACACCAGAGCAAAGTATTGATCCTAAAAAGCAGCGTGTCGTTTTGCCTAAATCATTTTTCAACAACAAACACCTACCAGCACGACTTTTAAAGCTTGAACCATGCACACCATCGCCATCATCATCTGCCTGATCACACTGCCAATTGTTTTGCTGCTGTACTTCACTGCATCAAAGCAGCAACATGCAAAACGCATGCGAAAAGCAGGTTGCACCTACCGTGTCATTGCGCAACGCTTAGGCGTCTCTAAAACCACTGCACGAAACTACTGCCTACCGTGAAGTGCTTGACACGCCTCAGATAAATGCCATCATGGCCTTGGGAGAGATCCCACCACTTCGCAGACTCTGGAATGAACGACTCACTAGCGCTCGGTCTGATCATCGCTGATTACAGCCGCCGCAACGATTTTGAAGGCATGTGGGACGATTTGATCGTTACCTATCGCCGTGGCAGCACACTGCAGGAACTCGCAGCTGAACTTATTGAAGCTGATGAAGAATTTCGTGCAGAACAGGCAAGCTGAGTTATTGTTGCTTCGGGGTTTAGCGGCTCCGGGGAGTTAGTCAAACACGGAGGCGCAAGCCTCCTTTTTTTTCTTCATTCATGCCTGACAACGTCAATCACCCTGATCACTACCAAGGCAGCCTTGAATGCATCACTGCCATTCGTGCAGCATTGACGCCTGAAGAGTTTCGCGGCTTCTGCAAAGGCAATGTCATCAAATACGCTTGGCGTGAACGCAACAAAGGCCAAGACGAATCTCTTGCCAAGGCTCGTTGGTACATCGACCAGCTTGTTGATTACAAATGAAACGCGGAGCTAACACGCGCAGGCTCACCGATCAGCAAGTCATCGACATTCTTCAAAGCGAAGAAAGCGACGCCAGCTTGGGCAGGCGTCACGGTGTTAGTCGTTCAACCATCGGTTACATTCGCAACGGCAAGCACTTTGCCAAAATTCGACCTGACATACCGCGCCGCAGCAGCAAGAACTGCAGTCGTTGTCAGCACTGGGAGAAGTCGCGTTGTACCTTTGGGTTTCCTGATCCGCAGGAAGAAGGCTTGCACGCTGCGACCTACTGCAACCTGTATGCGCCTGGCTAGCCGCTTGCGTTTTCCTGGCTGGCATGCCATACTTTGATCAAGCGGGAGACCGCATCTCACACAACTCATGTACTACCACCACGAATCGCTTCTTCAATACGAAGCAAGTCAGCGCTACGACGAACGTTCTGACGCACTCCTAGCAGCTTCTTACCGTCCGTCTTACACCGTCATCACACCAGACTGGCAGCAAGACGCAGACAACGACGAAGAGCTAAAACAACTCCTTGATGACGCTATCCTCTGCGGCTTCAACGACTCTCAGGTCACCGTAGAAACTCTGCCTTTTTAATCATGGCAAATCTCAACAACCACAACATCCCAAATGGCGGCTGCCTTCACTCAAAAAGAGGTGCCGATGTTCGTAATACTGGTGTGGCAGGTGAAGACATAACTCGTGACAGCAAAGGCTTCAAAACTAAAGGTGCTATCAAAAATGCTGTTAAAAAAATAAAGCGGACTCGCGTAAAACGAGAAAAAAAAGGTTTTGGTTGACACTACCGCCGGGAAGCCTGATACCTGTGGCTGCAGGTTGAAAGCTATACAACACCGTACGCAGACGGAAAGGCAGGGCGCGTTTGTGGTCGCGATCAATCTCCCGGTATCAAACTTTTCTTAAAACAAATGCCTTCACCTGAAGCAAGAGCACTAGCTGCTCAAAATGGTTTTTGTACCAACTGTGCTTGTCGGCCAGCAAAGATTGGCCGCAAAAATTGTGCTGATTGCATAATTAAAAAAAGCATCTCAGGTCTTTTTAAGCACAAGCAGGGTTCCGCCTTGCTTCATGGCAGCTGTTATGTAAAAGGTTACAACAAAGGCTGGATCCAGCAGGTGATGGACAGGTTCAACGGTAAATGCACTTATACAAATGCTTTTATTGAAATCGGCGGAGAGGAGACTGCTTCTGTCACTCTTGAAATCCCAAGAAGATTGATCCCGGTTTACGGAGAATCAAAAATCTTGACGCCAAACAACGTAGTTTGGGTCCATTCTGCTGTTGGCAGATTCAAAGGTGAACTAAGCCGCGACGATTTCCTTTTCCTGTGGAATGACCTTCACATTTCTAACGCTTGCTAACAATGGACAAACAAAACCGACTCCGCCAAGCTGAACAAAGCAACATCCATCAAGCATTCATAGACCATGACGCAAGACTTCAGCAGGCTTTCGCCAATGCCAAAAATCCGAAGCCTATCCTCTGGATTCGTACTCCTCACGGTTGGACCATATCAAGAAACGGTTGAACCTCACGAAATTCAAGCCGTCACTACACTCCTGCAACAACGCTACATCAGTAACTTTTTGCCGGATTCTGAAAACTGTTATATTCTCAGTAACCGGAAAAATTTCCTTGAATGCCTCACCAGCGCGGCACAAAAGCTGAAACAATAATCCGTGCTAAAGAATTTGCACGCATCATCGCTAATGGTGGCAGGCGATCAGACTGCATCGAATTTGCCGAGCAGAACTGGGGGCTGAAGCCTTCCGCTTGTAATCAATACCTACAGCTCGCACGCGAACAGCTAAAGGCTGATTGGGACATCGAACGCCCGCAAATGGTTGCTGATCTGCTCTCGCAGTGTGCCACTCTGCAACAAGAGGCTAGAGCAAGAGGCCAGTATCACATAGCCTTAGGAGCGATTAACACCGCTGCCAAACTGGCTCAACTGTGTTCGTGACTGACGAAAAATTTTGGTATGAGCACTTGCCTGAAACTGATATGTACCGCGTCTGGATGAGCGTTGATGGTGTCAGTTCGCACTGCCATGTGAGCAGTATGCATTTGATTGACGAAAAGCGCGGACAGCTTCGTGAGGCTTGTCTGCGTAAGTCTTATGAGGCGTTTGACCGTTGAGCATTCTTGATCATGCTCCAACTGGTCACATTCTGGGTGATGCGTCAGGTTTAGACACTGCTGCCTTGTTGGCTCAGATGAAGGCAGACTTACATCCTGGTCAGCTTGCTTTTGTTGACGATGAAACCAGTCAAATTTTGGCAATTTCTGCAGGATACGGCGCAGGCAAAACGCGAAGCCTTTGCTGTAAAGCTGTATCACTCGCAATTGCTAATCAAGGCTATGTGGGCTGTGTTATGGAGCCCACAGGACCGCTGATCAGAGACATCTGGTTGACGGACTTTGATAATTACCTTGAAGCGTACGAAATACCTTATACCTTTAGAGCATCACCACTGCCAGAATATGTGCTGCATTTGCCGAAGGGTGATACAAAGATTCTGTGCCGTAGCTTTGAGAATTTCCAGCGCATCATCGGTTTGAACTTAGCGTTCTGCATCAGTGACGAGATTGATACCGTTAATTACTCTGTTGCGTCAAAGGCGTTCCCGAAAATTCTTGGTCGTCTTCGCTCCGGTGTAGTAAGGCAGTTTGCTGCTGCATCCACGCCAGAAGGCTTCAAATGGCTTTACAACGAGTTTGGTAGCCCTGATGCACTTGCGCGTGATGATCGCAAGCTGATCAAAATGAAGACGACGGATAACCCACATCTGCCGGATGATTTCGTCGAACGCTTGAAGGCTAATTACGACCCAAGTTTGCTGAAGGCTTACCTTGACGGAGAATTTGTCAATCTAAACACTGGCCAGGTTTACGACAGGTTTGATCGTAAAAAGCACGTCATAGACAGCGTTTCTACAGGTGATGAACCTATTCACGTTGGCGTTGACTTCAACGTTGGCAACATGTCTGCCGTGATCGGTGTAAGACTGAATGACAAATTTGTTGTCATTGACGAAGTGAGTGGTAGCCATGACACCGATACCCTCGCGCAAGAAATCAAACGACGATATTCCAACCGTCGAATTTATGTCTACCCTGACGCATCAGGCGGAAACCGAAGCACGAACGCCGCGCAAACCGATATTCAAA